TTGGGATGGGGAGGCCGATCGCATCATTGAGCGGCTCCGCAAGCTCCCGCAAGATATGGGTGCGGAGAGGCCCACGGGGGTCAACAGCCCCAACATTCTCCACTCCAATGCGACCTATGCGGCTGAGATAAGGGCGCGGCAGCTCAACAGCAAAAGCCGCCTCAATATCAATGCCGCCATTGACACGATGTGAGCACCCCGTGAGCTCCTTCAAGATCACCATGACGGATGAGACGGGCAAGGCCGTTGCCACCCTTGAGGCTTGCCTCCGGGGCGCTGGTGACTGGAGCCCGTTTTGGGCGGGCAAGGATGGGCCGATTGCGGAGGCATGGGCCGCAAGCCGCCGCGCCATGTTTCTCACCCAAGGCCGCTCCACGGGCACCCCATGGCCCGACTACACCAAGCAAGAGCGCAAGTATTATGTGCCCGTGAAGAAATGGGTGCTCGGTGCCTCCAAGGTCACCAAGCAACACCTCTTGCGGTGGGATAAGAGCGCGGGTGCGGAGCCCGGTGGCCAAGAGCGGCTCTTCCCCTCCATGGCGCTGACCACGCACAAGGAGTTCATTTACAGGGTGAGCGGCAATGTGGCGACCATGGGCACCTCGGTGCCCTACGCCCGCAACCATAACCTTGGGCAGGGTGCATACAATCGCAAGTGGAAGACCAAGCGGGGGGTCAAGGTGATCCAAGTGCCCACCCCCAAGCGGCCCCTGCTAGCCTTTGGGCGGCCCTTCATGTTGGCGGTGCGCAATGAGCTTCAAAGGATTGCCATCAAGCAAGGGGGCAAGGTAGGGGTGACCTCGCAAGAGCTCCGAGAGCGGGCCAAGCTTGCGCGTGCGGTGCGGGGTCTCTCATGATTGCAGGATCGGCCAACGGCCCCCAAGTAGTAGCCAACACGGCCAAGGAGCTGGTGGTGGCCAATTGGGCGGTGGTGTGTGATGTGGATTGGCTCAAGGCCATGGGTGCGCCTGGCCTTCCCGCCCCCGTAGCGGGCAACCTTTACACTAGCCACCGCGCCCTCTTCACGGCGGAGACCCAACCCGCCATGGGGCTCACGGTGATCCGCACCGATGCCAAGATCACCGATGCCTTGGGTGCCATGGATCAAGTGCATGAGCTTGAGATCACGGTGACCTCAGATTGGGGCTACTATGATGGCTCCACGGTCAAGCCGCTGGTGAAGGCCGCGCCCGGAGATCCCGCCATCAAGTTCACGGTGGAGGTCTATGAGACCGCCCTTCGCGCCTATGTGGAGGGGGTGGTGATGATTCTCACCAGCCCGGTCTATGGCTTCCCCAACTATGATGCCCGCAATGTGGGCACCGTAGGCTTTACCCCCACCGGGATCTTCAATGCCTCACCCGCGGCGGGGGTCTCCCCATCGGACTTTGTGGTGGGGGTGGATGATGTGGGATCTTCTTTGATTCAACAGACCGTGCGGGCTACCATTCAGGTGTTCCAACGGCGCTCTCTCGCAAGGTGATCCATGGCTTCAACTGTTATCGCAAGCAACACAAGTGCGGTTTATTTCAAGACCCAAGCCACCGTGGGCACCCCGATTGCCACCTCGGCCATTGTGGCCAGTGATGCCATCCGCGTGGTGGGCACCCCCAAGTTTAGCCCCCGCGGTGCGGGCATCATTGAGCGCACTGACACCATGACCCCCTTTGGCGGTGGTCAAGCGGCGGTCACGGGCTCACGCGGGTGGGATATCACTTTCCAAACCGAGCTGTTTTGGGATGCTAGCACGGCGGGCGGCACATATGGCTTTAGCAACACCCAACTTGCGGCTCTTTGGCGGGCCACCCCATTTGCGGTCACCGTTGCCGACCCGGATGTGACCTTGGGAGCTCAGAGCCTCTTTGCCACCGCGGGCTCCGCATCCCGCTCCCCGACCTATGCGGTGCAACCCTTCACCATGTTCTATGTGGAGAGCTCGGGCAAGCGGTATGCGGCCTTTGATTGCGTATGCATCCCCAAGCTCTCGGCTGAGTATGGCCAGCGCGTGATGATCGATTGGACGGTGAAGGGCAAGTGGATCGATCCCGATAGCTATGCCACGGCCACGGCCCTCCCCGCCCCAACCTATCCCGCGGCGCAACCCCCGATCGTGGCGCTCAATTGCGCCCTCACCCTCACGGGCTACTTCAATGGGGTCACGGCCCTCACCAAGTGGAGTTTTGACCCGGGCTTTGCCTTGGCGGATGTGGGCGATAGCAGGGAGGCCAACGGCTTTGGCATCGGCCTCCCCACGCTAGCCACCTATCCCTCCCTTGAGGTGGATGTGGCCGACCTCCCGGAGGGCGCGGCGGGCGATAACTTGCAACCCGATTGGACTAATGCCTCAAGCAATGAGGTCTCCTCCACGGCCCTCACGCTGGTGGTCACGGTGGGCACGGGCGACACCATCACCTTCTCCCTTGCCAATCCCCAAGTGATCGCATGGCCCACGGTGGGAGAGACCGATGGCCACCGCTCGCTTACCCTCAAGTTTGGTGCCATCCCCGATGCCACCACTCCGAGCCCGGCCACCATTATCTTCAATGCGACGATCTAGGCCCATCTAGGGCAACTCAAGGGAAGGAAGGCAACATGGCAATCGAGTTTGTAGAAAGGCATTGGATTACGGTGGAGAGCAAGCGGGGCACGGCCCGCCTTTGCGTGCGGGAGCCCAACGCCCTTGAGGGTGCACGCTACCTTGGGGCGATCAATCGCTCCCGGGCGCTCATGGATACGGATGAGGCCGCGGGCTTTGAGGCGCTCATGGAGACCCACGCGGGCCTCCTCACGGCTTGCATCACCAACTCAGAGGATTGGAGCCCCGCCTTCCCCGGAGAGGGCAACACGGCGGAGCGGCGGGAGTGGGTGCTCCGCCTCCATTGGGAAGACCTCGCAAAGGTAGCGGGGGCCGTTGCGCAAGTGGGCTACCCAAAAACTTCCGCCGTGTAGAGTGGCGCGACTATGCACGGCTTACCACCTCCCACGGCTTCCGCTGTTGGGAGTGCCCGGATGAGGTGCGCCACCAGCGGGGTTGCACCGAGGGCTACACCCAAGACCTAGGCTTTGAGACCATGCCACCCAACCCCACCACCTGCCCCGTGCTGACCACCCCTCCCGCGGGGTTTTGGGAGGCGCACCGCATGGCCCGATGGATCGATCGCGGTAGCCCCGCAGTGGCCTTGGCGGAGGTTGGCACGGCCTCCCTTGACTTGGCGGAGTTCGTTTCGGCTGAGCTGAGAGAAGGGGTCAAGGCCTATGATGAGCGCAAGCGGAAGACCATGGAGCGCCTCTCCGCCATGACGGAAGGGCTCCGCATAGGAGGCAAGGGCCATGGCTGATACGGTTGTCACAATTGGCGGAGATAGCACCGGGCTCCAAGGTGCCTTCAAGGATGCGGGCAAGAGTGCGGGCACCGTCAAGGTAGAGGCCAAGAAGCTCTCCGACCAACTCAAGGAGGTGGCGGATGATGCTGACAAGGCCGCGGGTGCCCTAGCTCAGAAGCTTGGCGGCCCCGGAGCCATCAAGGCGATCGGCGCGGTGGGCATTGCGGTGGGGGTGGCTAAGGCGGGGGTAGAGGCCTTCTTGGATTCCTCGGAGGCTCTCTTCAAGAGCTACGGGGATGCGGGCCAGAAGGTGTGGGATGATACCGAGAAGAGCCTCTTTGCCATCAAGGGAGCGTTTGCGGAGGCGGTGCTAGGCGGCGGCTCCATGGAGGAGATGGGCAAGCGGCTCAAAGGCATCTTTGACGGGGTGAAGACCCTCCTTGACACCATCCTCACCCCCGTGAAGCTGCTAGCCCAAGCCTTTTGGGATAGCTCAGACGCATCCAACGCGGCGGCCAAGGGGCTCGCTGACTACAACGCGGCAGTGCAACGGGGCGTTGACCAAGCGGCGGCGGCCAAGCAAAATGTGGTCGAATACACGGCTCTCATTTGGGGGCTCACGGGCCAGACCGACAAGCTCACCCAATCCACCAACAATGCGGCCCGGGCCGATGGCATGAAGCGGCTAGCAGCGATCGCGGCCACGGAATCGGAGGCTGACCACTCCAATGCCTTGAGCCAAGTGGCGGCTATGGAGATCCGCAACCAAGAGGCGGCGGCGGCGGCCATGGCGGTGGCCAAGAAGATGAGCATCAGCTCATGGTCGGGAGAGCAAGAGCAAGCCTTTATGAGCGCCACCATTGGGGGCATGGCGCAAGACCAATATGACCGAGCGCGGGAGCGGTTGGCGGGCTTCTCCAAAGAGCGGGCAGCGGAGGCGGGCGCGATCGTCAAGAGCATGGCGGAGCTTGATGCCTATGAGGCCAAGATGGCGGCGGCGGCAAATGCTCCCGTTGTCACCCCCAAGCCCGCTAGCACGGGCTCCGCTGGCCCCGCCAAGCCCGCGGGTGCGGAGGATCCGATCGCCTATGCCCGGGTGTATTCGGATGGGCTCCAAGAACTCACGGCGGAATCGGTGGCGGCCATCCAAGCGAGTGAGCTGGCCTATGGTGAGGCCCAAACCAGCATCATCACCACCACCCGGAGCAAGCTTGATGCCATGCTGGCCGCGGATGCGGATGCCAATGCGGCCATGGAGAAGCAAAAGGCCGACTCATTGGCGCGGATAGCAGCGGAGAAGGAGCGGCGGGCGGAGGAGGATGCGGAGATCGTATCTGCCCGCAGCGCGGCGGCGTATCAATTTGAGGTTGATGAGGCCAACAAGAAGATCGCCCTTGCGGAGCAAACGGCGCAACAAGAGGCCGCGGTTTTTGCCAAGCTCAAGGGTGACCTTTACACCCTCGCGGTCAACAATAGCGCCAAGATGCTGGCCGTGGATCTCCAAGATAAGGAGAAGAGCAAGACCGCGGCGCAACGGGCCACGGCTACGATCATTCAAGGCCTTGGAGATATGGCCATGGTGAAGAGCGGCCTTGCGGCGGCGGCGGGCAATTGGGGTGAGGCCGCGGCCTTCTCGGCAATTGGCACCATTGCCTATGGCCTAGCGGCCAAGCTGGCCCCATCGGAGAAGACCAAGACCACGGCGCCCGTGGCCGCTAACACGGGCGGCGGGAGCACCACCAACACTAGCTATAACTTGCGTGTTGACGCGGCCTTTGCCGATGGGGAGAGTGTTGCCCGCCGCTTTGCGGAGATGCAACAGGGAGCCCAACGGCGGGGCTTGATCTAGGAGACCTCTACCATGGCCAACTTCCCCCTAGTCACATGGCCCATCACCCTCACGGGGGTCACGGTGACCTATTTGGGCGTGCCCTATGATGTGGATGATGTGACGGGCTACGGCTTCGGCGTGAGCAACCCCATCACCAAAGTGGCCAGCGTGGATGCGGGCGGGGTGATGGGCTCCATTCTTGGCAACTTTGTGGCCGCGGTCAACACGGCCATCACCGCGGGCAACCCTCTCTCCGCCACCTATGCCTACTCCAATGGCACGGCCCCCGCTCTTGGCCCTCTCAAGGTGTTTATTGTGGCAACGGGCAACCCGGTCACAATTGACTTCGGCACGGTGGAGATGGCGGAGCGGTTGGGCTACTCCTTGCGAGTAATGACCATTTCAACCGTGATCTTGAACCTTGCCGCATACAATGTTGGCGGGGTTTGGATGCCCAACGGGGTGGCCGGGGATGTGCGCCGCTACCTCACGCAACGGGCGGCGGCCAGCTCCAATGAGATGAGCGGGCTGGCCACCGATGTGGTCAATTGGGGGCAGATTGCTGACCTTGAGCTCATGAGCTCCGCCTTCTATGCGGCCAATGTGACCCGCTACTTTGCCGCCACCCAGATCTATGCCACGGCGGCGGGGCGGGATTTTGAGGATCCAAACAACACCTTGGAAGGGATGGTGGAGGCCGCGGCAACGGGGGTGCTCTTCCGCCTCTACCGTGAAGCCTCGGCCTTGGAGGGCACCACCCCGGGCTACTACCAGAGCGCCAAAATGCCCGCGGTAGCTCAGCAGGGCAAGGCCATAGATATGGTGACGGCCTTGGATGAGCCCCGCCTTTGGAACACAAGCGGGATCTTCTTTCGGGCCGTGCAATGAGCGATCGCATCATACTCATCCGCATCCAAGGCTTGGGCTCTTTGCTCTCTAATGACCAAATGGTCTTCACCTCACGGGGCACCCTTCCCTACCTGCCCGCCTTTGCCACCTTGGCGGGAGTGGTCTCCAATCTTGGGGATCAATTCAGTTCGGAGATCGGCTTCTTTGAGAGCATGGGGAGCGACCCCTCCACCAACTTCTCGGTGATCTCCACGGCGGAGACCCGCTCCGCGCTGCTAGGGCGGCGCAAGGTGGCCGTGCAGGATGTGAACGGTGCCCCCGTGGTGACCACCACCTATGTGCCCCCGCTCTTTGTCGGGATGACCATCGGAGTGAGTGACACCTCCTCCATGTTTGAGGGCCAACGCATCCGCATTGGCACCATAGCTTGGGAGGTGACCGCGGTGGTGGGTGCTGCCACCATCCGCGCCCGCCGCATTTGGGGCAGCCCCAACACTCCGATCCCAATGATTCTTGCGGGGCAAGAGGCGGTGGGCATGGTGGTCTATGACCTCTTTTTATCCACCGGGGGCGTGGAGGGTCTCCCGCTGGTGGTCTCTACGGCGGAGGTCACGGCCACCAGCCGATCGGAGGAGGAAGTGATCTTTCGCGGGCAGATCACCAAGGTTGGGGTGGAGACCTCACGCGGGGCATCCAATCAGATCACCGTGCAATGCGGCAGCCTCATGGGCTACCTCCGCAACGCCCCCTTCCGCCCTCCGATTAGCAATGATTCCACTCTTCTAGCCTCCCCAACTAGCTTTGATCCGTTGCTTCTTGGCGTGGCGGCGGGCATTGGAGGATTGGTCACCAAGACCAACACCGGGGTCTATGGCGTGCCAACATGGGCAACGGAAGGCGCGCCCGTGGATCCAGATGATGCCTACAAGACCTCAATGAGGGCGTGGCAGGTGCGGGATGGGGGGCGGGGGTGTGTTATCCCTTACAGCACTGACCCATGGTCTAATGGACTCCAAGTAGATGGGCAAACCGCCACAATGGATTTTGCCACGGGTGGCCTTGGTTGGCTCATAGTCTTTGATTCAAGTTACTACACCCCCAACGGTAGCAGCCCTCTCACTATGAGCATGGGCGTCATTGCTAATGGATTTAGTGAAAGCACTCCCGGGGGTTTTCTGTTCAATGTGACCTCGGGGAGTGAGAGCGCGTTTGTGTGCAAAACTAGCACACCCGATTACATAATGTTATTAGATCTGCTATTTGGCACGGTTGACGATTATTTTGGCACTTATGGATGGCGAGGGGCCACCGAGGCCGCTTGGTTGCCCTATGCTGAGGATGAGGCATCCACCGATGTGGTGGATCTTGCCTCCCTTGAGGCGTTGCTCCAAGGCCGTGAGGATGTATTCCCCAACACCACTGATGGCACCCTAGAGGTTCCACTTTTCCGCGTGCTCCCCTATGATGCGGGCAACGCCAAGACCGTGGGGGATGTCCTTGGGCTCATCCTCAAGCGGCTTGGCGGCTTCATGGTCTATGACCGGGGCAAGCTCCGCTTTGGCTCATGGGCAGTGAATAACCCGATCCCCACGGTGGTGGACGATGAGGCCTTGGCGGAGCCCGCGATCTCCTTGGACTTTGACCGCAACGCTTGCCTCCAAACGGTGGAGGTGGAGTGCGGGGTCTACCGGGTGAGCAATGATTCGGGATCGGATGCCCGGAGCACCATCAAGCGGCCCGTGAGCAACCTTGACCTTGGCGCGGTGGGCATTGGCAAGACCACCCAAATGGGCAGTTTCACCGCTTCGCCCGAGGGCGCTGAAACGGTCAACAACTTCATCCTTGGCAGTTCATGGTTTGCCAATGCCAACCAAGCGATCGTGCGATACTCCCAACCCGCTGCCAAGGTGGTGGTCACCTACCGGGATGCGGTGAGCGATCTGGTGGTGGGTGAGACCGTGGCCTTCTCCACGGCCTACCTCCCAAGCGCCACGGGTGAGATGGGGGTGACGCTGGCCACGGGGATCGTGCTCAAGGCGGCCCGCTCATGGAAGACCCCCTCCACTGAGTATTCCCTTCTCCTCTTTGGCTATGTGGGGGCCAGCGCCTCCAAGGTGCCCCTCATTGGAGCCTCGGCCCGTTGCACGGGGGTGGTCACGGGCAACGATGTGGAGGTGGAGCCCGTTTGGTTCACCCGCGGCTCTTCGGCCACGGGCGGGGCTCCCACCTCCGATGTGGCGGCCTTTGGCCAGACCGCGATTTTGGCGGGCACTGATTCAGTGGCCGTGGTGCTCCTTGATGCCAATGGCACCGAGGTGGGCGGCGGTGCT